TTTTGAGTATTAATAACTTATTTAATAATCGTCTCGTTTTAACGGGACACTAGTGGAAATAACTACACTTTAAATCCTGCCGATATTCTCTATCGTCTGCACTCTCCGCTGGGTTCGGTTTATCTCCTCAACGCTCACTACTGGCTGAGGAGCCATCTGATACCCTCTTGCTACAGCTGCCGCCAGCATATCCATGCCGATATTGCTGCCTCCGTTATTTACTACGATAGGTACGCCACCGCCTAGCTGGTTGAATGCGGATAATATCGGACTGAACATCGATGTCGCCTTGGCGGTCATTACGCTCTCGCCATTGGAGAGCCTTGCCGGGATGCTGTCGCTCGTTCCGGTGCCTGCTCCCTGCACATATCCACCAGTGGAGAATCCCTTGACGAGTGCTTTTGCTCCTGAAAAGGCTGCTTTGATAAGTACCATCAACGCAGCTGCACTCGCAACACCTCCCCACGACTTGCTCGCAATCTCCTTGGCGAGGATCTGTGCATAGTAAGCGTTAACTGCTATTTCGATTGCGTCAAGTATTGATGTCAGCATCGATTTGAGGAATGAGTGCAGCGATTTATCCTCGCTCTCGAAGAACTCGGACAGACCGTCTCCCATGGTCTGTATCATGTCGCTCATCATTTTCAGTTGCTCCTCCTGCAAAGCTGCCTTTTTCTTGTTGGCTTCCTCTTGCTCCTTGACTTCGGAATCGCTCAAATCCTTCTGCAGCTGCTCCTGCACGGCTGCATAGTCCTTGTAGGCGTCCATCTTGCTCTGAAGGAAAGCCTTGTATCTCTCCAGCTTGGCTGCATCGTCTTCCTCTCCAGTGCCACCGTTCATGATGTCCGCATCCTTGCGTGCCTTTTCCGCTTCCTCGAACTCCTTGTTGAGTTCGTCCACAATCTCCTTGGCTTGATTCTTCAAGTTCGCTTTCGCCTTAATCATTATGTCGAGAAGTTTTGCCTGCATTTCCTGCGCCTTTTCCGCTCCTATCTCACCAGCCGCCACGTATGCGTCAATGCTCCTCGCTACCATGTTCTTCTCCAGCTGTTCGAGGTCGTTGTCGTAGTCTCGGTCGTTGTCGTACATGCCTGCGAGGTATCGCTTCTTTGCGTCCATTACTTGCTCGTTGTACTGATACTGGATAAGCGCAATCGCTTCCTGCAATTCTTTTTCCTGCTTCTTTTTGCGCTCTGCCTCTGCCTTTGCTTCCGCTTCTTCCTTGGCTCTCTGTGCCTTGGTCTTGGCAGTGCTGCCCTTGGCTGCTGCTGGTGTCGTTCCCTTGTTTCCGCTCACTGGCTCGCTGCTGGTCGCTCCACCGTTCACGCTGGCTAGCTTTATGTGCTCGAGCCTTCCGTTCACGGTGTTCTCGAATCCGTCTGCGAATGAGTTTCCTATCTCGATACCAGCGTTCTTGATGTCGTGCCATGCTTCCTTGATTGTGCCGGATATATCGAATATCTCCTTGAATCCCTTCTGTGCCTTGGATAGGTCGAAGGTCACGATACCTTCGAGAATATCAAGCATGCCCTTGGCTGCAAAGCCCATCCTCTTGAATGCGTCTATTCCAAGATTGCATACAAGCTTGATTGCGTTCCACATCAAGCGGAAACTTGTGCCGAGCGCATTGATGATACCTCGAAGGAGAAGGCTGTTATTATACCAATCGATGAAGTAGTTTATCGCCTTCACCACTCCCTTGATAACTGCCGTAAGTGATTTCTTCGCAATCGTTGACAACTGAGCCTTCATCTTCTCGAATCCACCCCCGGTATAATCAAACAAAGAAGCCATTGCGTCCTGCAATTCCTTGGTTGCATTCAATTCGTCTTCTTGTGCCTTGGCAATATCCCCGGACTTTGCCTTCACTTTGTCCATATCAAGTTCGATATTTCCGAGCATCTCAATATAAGCAAGTCCGGCATCCTCTCCAGGACCACCGAAGATGTTTGCAATTGCGCTACCTACAGCGGCACTTGATTGTGGGAGTTCCTTTAGCTTATTAGCCACCTCTTGCATAACCTGAAATGTGGTCTTGCTTCCGTCCTGCAAGTCCTTCTGAACTTGCTTGGAAGAAATACCTATTCCGTCAAGTGCAGCAGCCGTAGCGGTTGTCATTTCTCGAAGTCGTAGATTTCCTTCCTTGATTGTATCAACACCCTTGTCGCTGAAGATGCCTTCCTTGGTCGCTTGCGTTGATATTGCCACCATTTCTTCTGCATTCAGTCCGGCTTCCTTGAAGTATCTCGGGTATTCTTTAATCGTGTCGAGAAACTCACCGTTAGCGTTTGCTCCGCTCACCAGTCCGTCTTGCATAATCTTCAAACTCTCAGAAACGGAAATGCCGAAAGCCTTGCTCACCGTATTGGCAGACTGCATCGTCTCCGTGAATTCCAAACCGAATGCATTGGATACCGCAAGAGCCTCGTTGCGCACGGATTTCATTTCGTCCCCGGTCAATCCGGTGAACTGCTGCGTCAGTCGTGTGGCTTCCATCAATCCCTTGTTGTAGTCATACCACCATTTGAATGCCATTCCTGCGCCTGCCACACCTGCCATAGCGAGGAAATAAGGGTTGGTCAATAAGGAAAGAGCCGTATTTTTCAACGCACCAAACTTTACCTTTAGGTCTTCCACGGACTTTCCCATTTCCATAACCTTTCCGATTCCAGTATCATCAACAACATCAAAACCGAAAAACTCGGTGTTCTGCAGGTCGTCAGCCGCCTTCATCATGGAATCGTAATAGCTGCCGACACTGCGCTGGAATCTTCCAGTAGCCTCCTCAGCCTCTTTCAGCTCCTCTATCAAGTCTTGGATATGCTCCTGCATCTCCTGACCCTTGGAACTATCACGCTCGGCACGGCTCATCTCATCGTAAGCCTTGGTGGCATTTGAAAGCTGGGCACGCAGCTGTTTCAAGCTGCCCTCCTGCTCGTTCTCTGTGCGCACGTTGTTCTGGATCTCCTTCCGCAAGGTGCGCACGTTGTACTGGTACTCCTTGATGGTTGCGTTGATGGCTTCCGTCTGCACCTTCATTTCGTTGGTCGTGATGGTCTTGTCTTTTTCCTGCTGCTGCAAGTCCTTGATGGATTGCTTTAACTGGTCTATCTTCTCCTTGTATCTGATGATGCCATAGATTGCATCCTCGTACTTGACCTTAATGTCAAGAATCTGCTGTTTGTCTTCACTTACCATAGTTCGTTCTTTTTAGTTGTTCAACTCTATCATTGTAACCTCGCAATAGCCGCTGTTTGTTGTCTTGATTTCAAGAACTGCGAAATATGCACCATACTGGGCAAAGTACACTGGCTTCGTTTCATCAAAGTCCAGAATATCCAAGTCAGACAGATTGAGCCGTTCAGTGATTACGTGCGCCCTGGCGATACTTGCTGCAAGCTGCTTGTACTTCGTATCGAATATGTTCTGAAGGTCAATATCAAATCGAAGTGCAGCTTGCTCCTTATCATCTCTTAGCGTCATTATCCGCTCCTTGCATCCCTTATACTCTCCACCATTCTTCATGCCGAAAGAATCAAGTGTTCTTATCGGTATGCGGTTGTCATCGCTGGCTGCAAAAGGTAGCGTCCATGTGTCCTGCTCATAGCCCAAAGTCTGGTTGCTGATTACGAGGTCTGCATCATAGTCCCCGGTTGTCTCTTCGTCTTCCTTCCACTTGTAGCGGTTGTGTTGCATAAAGTCTGAAACGGAATACTCGCTTTTCCGTGGTGCACCTTGGCGGTCATACGGAATGAGTTTTCCGCTCCAGTCGTAGGCGTTCGCCTTGTTTGCCCAAACTCTGGTAAACATGATAAACTGCACTTGCGTGCTGTTGGTCAGTTGCCTAGGGAACGAGCCAGTTATCAAAGCTAGAAACTTAATGAAGTTTGTTACCTCGATTTCAGGCAGGTTTATGCCGATAGGGAAACTTCCACCAATCGGAACGCTGTCCCCACTCTTGACGCTCGCAGTGATTTTGCCGCCATAAACGGAAGGCATGTTGACTGTGTTTATTCCGTGCATGATAGTCTCAAACGTCAGTACATCGTCCTTCTTTAGCGATATAGTGTTTGTCCCTGCCGAAAGCAAATAAAGATAGCCATCGATAGCATATCTGCGTAGTACGACCGGGTACTTAACCTGTCCATCCTCGTACTTCAAATCTCCGAACTCGTATTCCTGCGTGGATGCCTCACCTCCGGTGGTACTTGGTGTTGTTACGGTCATTTTCACGCCCATAGGCAACTGAATCTCCGCTGCGTCTTCAAACTGATGTCTGACGTAGTATTGCACTTGCACATCAAAGGTCAGTTCGCAATCCTTCGTTATCGTCAGTTTCTGTACATCGCTGCCAGTGCTTGGTGTGACTGATGTCAATGAGTTGTTGACGGAAAAGGAAAGCGCACCCAGTCCGTCACGGCTCTTAACGTCTGCGGTCAGATTACCGATAATTGTCTTGTCGTCTGCCTTGTTGTTGATGATAGGCACAACAAGGTTGTTCAACATCTTCTTTGCTTCATCATCCTGCCAAACGAAAGATACGCCCGTCTTCCTCGCTATCCTTGACAATAGCCAGTTTACGGTCACACATGGCTGCAAGAATTTTGGGGACGTTTTATATTCATCCACCGCCACATCATCGCCTACGAAATCCTCCTTATTATCGCCATCTATCATTTCGTGCATAGGTGTCAGCCCGGTAACTGATAGCGACAGAGTGCTGTAATATTCGGCAGGTGCATTCACTACGAGGTATGCAGCCCTTGCCTCTCCTCTGATGGTGTATACTTCCAGCGTCTCATCTTCTCCGCTCACGGATATAACCCGCATGTACTTATCCAGTACTGCATAGCTTCTGTAATCGCCCTTTCCTTGCGCTTGCACATTTGCCGTTGATGATGGCAAGAAAGGGATAAGAGCACAAATCATGTTTGATGCGCTCTCTATATTTCCGCTGATGTACTTTCCGACCTCTGCGCCAGTTCTGATGCGTCCACGGCTAGGCGGGTATTGTGTCGTGGTATATTTATTCCTCTGCACCAGATTAATACCAAAGTTATCTTTGCTCTCAATTCGGTATGGATTGTAATAAGCAAAGAATATCCCCTTGCTCACAGCTTCCTCCCTTGTGTTCGGTGTGTTGTACTTTTCAAAAAGCACTCTGTCTGTCACTCCCAGTTCGTTCAGTTTCATTCCGCTCTCCAGTAGCTTCGTGAACGCTGGCATTATACCCCAGTAGATTGAAACCTCGATGCTTTCCTCGATGCTCAGAACGTTCAATCGTCCGTCCTTGATAATTTGCACACCTACACGGAAATAACTGCACTTATGGAAAATATAGGGGTATCTGCTGCCGCTCTTCGGTCTGTCCGCTTGCTGAAATACTGAAAGATTATGCACCGTCTGTGGTAACTGGATGGTGTACGTGTAGTTTGAGGTCATTTTTGTGACGTCACGAAAAAGGTTGCTCTTGATGTCGAGCACCACATCGGTGTTCTCCGGCAAGTCCATCAAAACACCGTCAATGTAAAGTTGCTGGTCTATCATAGTCTCTGAACGTTAATGTTGTTAATAATCATTTCGCACACGAAATCCTGCAAGCAAGCTGTGCTCTTCGTGTAGCTTCCTGCCTTGATTGTTACGCTCGTCCACTGGTCTTCCTCGTGCATCCAGTCTCCCCCGAGGTACATGTCAACGACTGGGCTGCTCGCTAGGTCTTGCAGCATATCGAACGTATCACTGTCAACCAACGGGGCACAAAGTTTGATTGAATCCGTGCGCTCGTATCCCTGCCTTCTTCCGCTGTCGCCAACGTAGCCGTATATGTCGCTGTATCCGCTTAGATTGTTGCGTATGAAACTCAGGTCGCTGGCAATCTCTCTCGTTTCCTCACCAGACGCAAAGAGCCAATATCGAATGAATCCGTGTCGGTCAATCCAACGCAGATAGATGCCGCTCTCGGTATCGTCTCTGTCGATGCGCAGCAATAGTGACTGCTTGCCACCGGCAGATAGGCAGAAAGTAAGGTCGAAAGTATTGTCAAACGTTCCCTGCTGAATCTCTCCATCGTAGTCATAGATGTTCCAGTACCTTGCACCGCTTGGTAAGATGGCTGCATTGAAGTCTGTCATGTCGGTGTTCGGAATCTCAAGCAGCTTGTTGGGTGCTCCCTCGTAACCTATAAGCAGTTTGGTGTCCGCCTTACTTAAATACATACCAAAAGAGAACGGATAGTTGGTGAACCACGTAAGGCGTTTGTAGCCGTTCCAGGTCTCCCCGAACCTTGGCGCACCCCATACTACGTTCGTAGTGAATTCGATGCTCGCAAGCTGTCCGTCTCTGTCATCGTATGCGTTAACCTCAACTCTTATGTACTGGGATAAGTTATTGACGTCATAGTTTATCGTCCAGTCCACGCCTGCATTGATGCGTCCATCGAAAAAGGCTTGTACGTATGCCCTGGAGTCTGTAATGCACTTTCCGTTGAACGCCTCCACATTGTAGGCTCGTTCCGTTTTGCCACATCTGATTATTACCTCAATACACGATAGGTTGCTTCCACTCGCTCTTATGATGCAAGGCAAGAAGGCGAAGCATACTTCATCGGGGTAGAAAAAAATATATCCGTTGTTCACTGTCTGTCTCATACCGTCTCATTGTTTATTTTTATACTTCCCACCGAAAGGTGGATTAAGAAAATAAGCCTCTGCCCTAGCCGTTTCATCGTGTCGGGCACAACATTGCTGTATACGTCAGCCCTGCCGCCAGTCCGGTGCAGCTTAGAACCTTTGGTGGCGATGGTGTGGGCGATTGCCCCTGCCATGCTCATGTCGCCACGCTCTTGTGGTGTATACTTGTGCGGTCGCTGGGTCTTGTAGGGGATAGGTCTGCCGTGCAGTCCCTTGTCTTTCATCCATTGCCGGATGATGCTACGGAAGCCGTATGGTATCTTTCCTGCCCTTCGTCCGGTCTCCAGCACCCCGAATGGCTTGTGTCCCCAAAGGATGGTTTCTTCCTCGCTGGGCTGCTCCACCTTTAGGCTCGCTATCGTTCGCCCTGATGCGTTCTGTCCGTTGATACGTATGTGGTTGATGATAAGTTGCCGTGATCTCCCCACTTCCTCACGCATGATGAGCGATGCCGCCTTGGGGTCGAATTGAATACCTCCCTTGCTCATACCTCACACCCTCCTATTCTCTGTGTCAGTTGCAGGGAGTACATTACGCCAGACACGATCGTGCTCAGCCGCTCGATGATGGTCTCGTAGTACTGCTGCCCCTCCAGCGGTTCAAACTGGTGCGACTGGTTGATGGCTCGTATCATCCTTGCCCCTGCCACCTTCATTCGGTCGATGCACTCTCCGTTGTCTTCTCCTTCCGCTGCCCTCGGTACGGTGTCGAGATAAGCCAGGGCAACGTTCACGGTGTCGTATACCCTGCCGTTGCGTATCTCTGTCGTGCCGCTGGCTGGGATGATGCAGACGATTGCCGGATAGCTCAGTTTCTCCAGCTTGGTGTCTGCTGTGTCCCAGTCCTCAAATAGGTAGGTGTAGTCTGGTAGCGTGTCTGCTGCCAACTGCTTTAATGTTTCCCTTATTGTTGCCATAATTATCTAGATTTACGTTTCATTTCCTCTGCCTGCAACTTCTGCAGGTTCCTCTCGTACACGCTTCTCTTGTTGTCCATCTCCATGCACTTGTAGATGCGAAGCCACGGTGTTTTTAGAACCTGGTCGTGGTCGCTGATGCCCATCCTTACCGCATACCAGTCCAGCATGCCGAACAGTCCGAACCGTAGGGTATCGATGCCTGCCTCCTTCTCCAGTCTCGTTGGCTTCGCTGTGTCTGTGCTCTCGAAGAGCTTGTTGATGCGCTCCACCTCTGATGTAACCCAACCGATGAGCATAACGACATCAACCGCCCTAGCCTGCTCCACTTCCTTGTGGCTCAGACCGAGGACGGTTGTCACTATCTGATACAGACTTTCTTCGCTGTCTGATAGCTGGGAAAGGTCAATCAGCTGCCCGATGGAAAGCTGGTTGAGATTGCCGGGCACTTGTTTCCCTCCGACAAACGCTGGTCGTGGCTGCTTGCCGATTTTGTAGCTGGTGTGCCTAGCAACTGCCAGCCAATACTTGAATGTCGTGTTCTTATCCATACGCTTTATATTTTTTGTCGTTATCTTTGCCTTAATACGTGCGCCCTAGCCGTTCCGTGGCTTGCTACGGATAACTTCTTCAAGGCTACGTATCGTATTGCGTCTATTCCGTGATTAAATGCGTCTATAGGCTGGTTCGTGGTCTCTCCATCCCTTGACTTCTTCCACTTGTATTGCTGCATGTTCCCGATGATGCCGTGGCTGCGTCTTGTTATATTGATGCGAAAACGCTTCAAAATGTCGATACCGTTGTTGATACTGTCCGCTCCCTTGGTGCTGCCGATTATCCACAGCCCTCGGTTGTGTATCTCCTGAATGCTCTTAGGCTCTGCCGAATCCGCAATGATAAGGTCTCGTTTCGTCCGTCCTTGTTCCTTGCATCGGTCTGCGATGTCATCGTTCGTCATTCCAGGCTGGTAGATTTCTTCGTCCACCCATAACTCTCCGTGCGCCAATATAACGTGCTCCAGCGCAGTTGGGTCGTTGGTGAATCCGAAGTCCATACCCCTGCATTCCATCTTCCACTCCTCCCTTGGTGGCAGCTTGTCAACGATGCCCCAGTTGGTGAAGATAAGCCCGGTTATCTTTCCGGTTAGTCCACGCGCATATACTCGCCACAATTCTGGGTCGTCAATCTCTTCAATCTTTTTATGCTCCTGCGCCGTGAGAAATCTGTTGTTTCGGTGGTCGCTCAGTATCAATCGGCAGTCATCCCTGCCGATGATGTTGTTGTGCACCCAGAAGCGTGCGCTTGGGTTGTAGTCTATGAATACCTGCTTACGTGTTCGGATGGCAAGCTGCCAGAACACTTCGTAGGGCACACCGTTCGCCTCGTTCACGAACAGGTAGTCACGCTTACCGTTCTTAGCATCCTGCGCATCTTGGTAACTCTTGAACTCGATGATTGAGCCGTTCTTTCCTCGGTAGCTGCTGTCGCTCTTGTTGTTCTTGAACCAGTCCAGCAACTCTGCCCTTGTGTGCAGGATGGTGTCGAGGTCTCGCATGGCTCCCACCTTTAGGTTCGGGAGGTCTTGACCGCACACCGTGATAATTGCCATGGGATGTTCAAAAGAAAGCACTATAAGACGCTGCATGATGGTGTATGTCTTCCCCGAGGACGTGCCTCCTTGGTTTACGAGAAACCTTGGCTTCACGTCCGCATTCGGGTCATACAGTTCACCAATAACGTCAAATAGTGCCATTCTTACAAACAATAAAACTTAAAACAAAATTATGGTAAAATTATTCTTTATCCAATCCTTCACGCTCGATTACTTCCTGCTCGCTGGATGCACACTGGTGTCCCGAGTTGATGTAGCGTACCTCGATGCCGCCTTGGAAGCCTGCGTTCATGTCGAGCACGACCTTATCAAGTCCGAGCAGCTTGCAGATCTGCGTCTCTGCCTTGATGATGATGTCGAGGTAGCGTGGTTCTCCGAATCCTCGCTTCTCAGCATCGTACATTATCGCCTTGACGGTCTCGATAGAAATCTGCTTTCCTCGCTCATCTAGGAGTGGCAGTCCATGCTGGGTTGATTTCTGCAAGTGGTAGTCTTCCTTGGACTTCTCCCAGGCTTCCCACGCTTCACGTATTACCAGCTTCAACCTTGCCACCTCGCTGGTTATTTTCTCGTCTGTGTCGGTCAGCCGCTCTTCCCTCCACTCCTTCAGTAACCGCTGAATGTCGCAGTGCGCTTGATTGTATTTCGGTCTGTCGAGCCGCTTGCGAACCTCTGCCGTGATTTCTCGCTCCGTCCACCCTCTGCGGTATAGGGGTGCGATAATCTGCAGGCGGTTCTCGATGTCTATTTTCTGCGCTCGATGCTTGTTGTTATTACCTTGTGGCATATTTTGATTCCTTGAAATTTATTTGATTTTTTATAAAAATTCTACTTGAAAAACTTGCATATTTCAAATAAATTTCGTATCTTTGCAAACGTAATAAGGGAAGAGTCCTTATTTACTGAAACCCTCCGAGGATGAGGGAAAAGTAAAATGAAATCCCAAAGCCTTATGAGAACTTACATTTCGATTAGGATTTGGAAAATCAAAATAACCTTCACGATTGAGCTCTGAGGGTTTTGATTATTCCAAGGGGTGGTGCTCGAACCACCACCCCACTTTGGGATTTCGTTTGCAAATTTACGAATTAATTTTCATATCACCAAATTTTTAACATTATGAGTACTACGAATGAAACTACCTCCAAATCTTGGGGAGGTGCTCGCAAGGGTGCAGGGCGAACGAAGAAATACGCTGCAACATTCTATTTCGGTGCTACCGAGGACGTGGCTAACATCTTGGCAGGGGTCGATAAGAAAGACCGCAGCGACTTCATCAATCAATGTATTATTAAAGCGATGGGCAGGGGTTAATCTCCTGCCTTTTTCGTTTCCGCTCCCTTGGAGTTATTTTGTGCGAATTTTGCGTGTGTGCCGCTCTTTCTGCAAACTGGTGTAGTTTATCAACCTTGAAGAGAAAAGCCGACACATCGCAACTATTCGACCTGCTTCTTAAATTCGTCTATCTTGACTGCTTTCTCGCCAGTCAACTTTTCCCATCGTGCAATGATAACATCGCAATAATGTGGGTCGAGCTCCATCAAGAACGCATTTCGGTTTAACTGCTCGGCTGCGATAAGCGTTGTGCCACTACCACCGAACCCGTCATATACATTCCAACCTTCCTTTGTGCTATTGCCCATCAAATAAGCAAAAAGCGGCACTGGCTTCATCGTAGGGTGTTCCCTTGATACCTTAGGTCGAGCCATATCAATAACCGTTGTCTGCGCTCTGTCGTTGAACCAATTGTGCGCACCTCCATTTTTCCATCCATAAAGACACGGCTCATGCTTCCACTGGTAGTCCTGCCGCCCGAGACAAAGCGAATCCTTGTTCCATATCAATGTCTCACGTAGCTCCAAATCTTTCGTGCTCATCAAAGCCTCTCTGAACCACATCGAATAATTGTCACTGTGGAAAATATAGAAAGCAGCACCCTTCTCCATGGTTTCTTCTGCTGCCAAAAATGCAGCCGATAGGAAATCTCGGAACTTGTCATTATCCATTTTGTCGTTCTTGACCGTCAGCCCATCCGTTCTATGCTTTCTCTTGCTCATCATAGCAGAACCTTCGTAGCCATATCCAACATTGTATGGAGGGTCTGTAAGATACAGATTAACCACTTGCCCCCCCATAAGGAACTTGACCTGCTCTGCATCCGTGGAGTCACCACACATAAGGCGATGTTTTCCGAGTTGCCACAGTTCGCATTCCTTGCACCGCTGTGGGATTTTCTCTGTCTCCTCATCAAACTCATCGTCCTTTGCCTCCTTCTGATCCTCGTCTGCCTGCTCTCCATTTTTTAAGGAATCAGGACTCATCCACCCTTGCAGCTGCCAGTCTTGAATACCCCAGTCCTTCAAGAGGTCGGTATTCCACTGGTTCGCCAGTGCATCGGTGTCCCAGTCTCCGAAGCCTGCATTATCCTTGATGATGAATTCTTTCTTCTGTGCTTCCGTGAGGTCTGATGCCATAACGATAGTTGCGGTTGGCTGCTCCTTCCACAGGCTCCAGTAGTAGGCGGTTAACCGCTTCTCTGAATCGGTCAGCCGCTGGTCTGTGTCGAGAACGTTCATGATGGCTTCCGGTGTCATGCTCACGATGTGGCAGAGTGCCCTCGTTCTCATGTTGCCACCCAGTGCCTTGTAGGTTTCGTCTACGACTATAGGGCGAAGCTGGAGCATCTTAGGAAATACAAGGATGCTCTTGACCAGCTTTTGAAAATTCGCCTCAGTTATGGTTCTCGGGTTCGCTTCGTTCTCGCTGACCCTCGATAGTGCGATTTCTTCTGTTTTCATTTTCTTCTGTTTTAAGTCCGAAATTACATGCTTATCTGATAAACACTGGCGCAAAGATACGACTTTTTTGCTTTAGTTGTTCGCTCTTTGCCCACTTTTAACTTTTTCCAACACTTCGTTTTTATCTTATCCATCAAAGGCTCGGATGGTCTTTTGCAGGGTTGTCTGCGGTTTCTTCGGCTTCACTCTGACCTTGTATCCTGCACAGACCCATGCGAGGAGAAGTGCGTCTCTCTGGTCTTGGTTCATTCTCGGCATCTTTTGTCCTGCGCTTACAAAATAAGCAATTTCGTCCTGCGTGATTTTTCCGTCTTTACCCTTCCAGCACTTCTTTAGCGGCTTGATGATTTCGCAGGGGATATTGTAGTGTTTGCAGCACTCGACAATCAAGATTCCGGTCTGATGGTTCATTCCGGTAGAGCGTCCGATTGCTGCTGCCTTGACTGCTGTCATGAACCGATTAAGCACATGCCAATTACTCTTATTAAGCCAACCGCCTTCAATAACGACCTTAATCTTCTTGCAACTCTCGTTCATAGCCTTGAGGTAATCTATCAATGAAGGAAAATTCATTTTATAGGCGAGAAACTTCTTGTCGTCAAAGACTGCTCCAACTCCGCTTTCCTGAATGTCGGGGTCGATTCCAATTATAACTGTTCCTTTTTCCATTTTTCTTTTTTAAAGTACTTATTTTGTTCAAATTTCGCGTATAAGCGTTTATTTTGTTTTGCTGGCGTGGTTTATCAACCAACACCTTTTACGTGCGCATATACGTGCGCACATGCGTTATTATCCCTATCTTTCCCCTACCCCTTTCTTTCCCTTCTTTTCGGTTGCAATAGAGAAAGCTGGCAGGGATTCCGGAAGTTGTGCCTGCGCTTGCAAAATAAATGAATAACAAAATGTATATGTTGCAGGGGTCTTCCTTCTTCCACCGCCAGCCGAATGAATAAAAGCATAATTTCTAACGATTTCTTTTTCTTACTTCTTCATGTACCACCTCGCTTTCTTTGTTTTGATGTCAGACTTCTGGAGATGCGTTTCCGGCTCTATATTTTTTCAAGAAATGTTATAAGATTTTTACTGAAGAGCCTATCTCCTTCTGTCCTCGCTGATTAAAAACTCTATTATGAACTCACGACCGATTATTCTTTTTGTTCTCGAGCAGCCATGCCAGATGCGCTGCCTGCTGCGGATTCTTGAACATAGAAAGAGCCTTCTCTACGTCCGGCTTCTTCCTCTCACGCATCGCTCTGTCGGCTACCCGGTTCTTCGTACCGTAGTTCCGGTAGTGCTTACTCCAGTACTCCTTTTGATACGCCCGGTATTTCTCACGGTTTCTCTTTCGCCACTCCTTCGTGGCTCTGAGGATCTGTTCCCGGTGCTCCTGGTAGTACGTTCTGTTCTTCTCCCTTGTTGCGAAATCGCTCATTGCATTCAAGTATTACCTGATGTTCTACATATTGCTTGCGTGCCGAACAGTATAGCCCATTTAAGCAGTTTCGCCCGGCATCGCAAGCCTTGCATAATTCACTCGCCATACGTCCTAGAATGGTAAGTCTACGAAGTCGTAGTCAGTGAAGGCAAAATTCTCATGACCCTCGAATGGTATGCAGCTGGTGAAGTCTGCCACTCTTCCTTTTTCGATAAGCAAGACTTTATATCTGTAAATTGCTTCCTCTCCACGGTCACGAACAAAGAAGGCTGGCTGCCACTTGAATCTCTTTCCGTTCCTCACCAGCACCTTGTCAAAGGTCTTGAAGGCTGACTGCTCCCTCTCTTCCTTCCCATTCTTCCAGATGTCGTAATGTTTGTTGAACAGTTCGACTTCGTTCTCTGTCGCTTCTCGAAGGTCCTTGATAACGCTGATACGCAGGTCGAAGGTCTGGTCGGTCACGAACTTCTCGTTCTCTATTTCGTACTGGTTGCCGAATGTCAGCGTGTCCTCGCTTTCGTTCTTGGCGATAAGTTCGCCTATGATTGTCAACTCTCCGTCCTCATCGTCCTCGTTGAAAACGTAGAGTTTGCCGACTTCAAACGTAAGTTTCGCTGGCTTCTCAATCTCCAGGGTTTCCCGGTTCAACTTGCCACCAAAACATTTATTGATGTTATTGATGTAGGTTTGAGCATCATCATCGCTGGCTTTCTCAAATACAGAAGTTTCCATTTGGAATACTTCTTCATTATAACATTCGTTCCAAAGATAATGCTTGCCTCTGAATTTTGTGAAGGCATCATCCTCAAACTTCTCAAAGATAATATGTACTTCTCTGTCTTTACTGACAAGCACGTCTCCCTTCTTGAAGAACTTGCTCCAGTCTCTCATTTCCTTTGATGGGAAGAGCAGGACTTCTCCTTCTTTATAGATTTTTCCGTTCTTGTCGAAAAAGTGTTCTCTTCCAGCTTCGTCCTCAGTCCAGATTGCTTTCGCACTGTCCTTGTCGTTTGCCATTCCACTGTGCCACACCCTTCCGCATTTTGGCGTGTACAATTCTGTACCGTACTCTTCATTTTTGAGTATTTCGTAAATATCAATATCTTTCTGTTCCATTGTCTGAATGTTTTTTTTATTGTTTATAACTTAACGTCTCCGAGTTTAAAATAAAGTTCCAGCAGTTCCTTGGTATTGAGCCAGAAATCGGTGTTGCCGATGTATACGTGATGTCGGTGTTCGTCCGTTATGATTTCTATCTTTTTCATATTGTTTCTGTTTATAATAATATACCGAGAGCCGCTGTCGTGATTGCTGCCCAGAGGAGCAATGCAACCATTACGCAGCCGCCTATCTTTCCTTCCTTGTCCAGCGTCTTCCACTGCCGGATAGTGTCTGTAATTGCTGATAATGCAATTACACCAATCGTAGCTGCTACTACGATCATCAAAAAGCCTATCTGTTGTCTAACCATATCTTTTTGCTATTTAAAAAGTTCCTGCTGTGGATGAATGATGTCTGCTCGCTTCTTCTTAGCTGCCCAGAGAAGTAGGTTGGTGTTCTTGGTTCCAGCATTCTTCCCGAGGTATTTGATGATGTAGGTCAGAGCATCTCGAACCGCTTCTTTCTCATTACCGTAGAAGATGCTGAGATCGTCATATCTGCTCGGGTAGCCAACCGGACAAATATTACACCCGGTATTTCCGTTCTGAATATCGCACCCCCATATCCAGCCGAACTGGGTGTTGGCGGTCATTACCTTCCATCCCCAGTTGTCTGCACCCTCTACGGCATACTCGATTATGTGCGGATTGATGCAAGTATCATTAATGTTGTATTGGAAGCCTTCATGCTCTGCGACCGGCTTCTTGATGTCGTAGCTGTTATCGGTCAGCCATTTGAACCAGTCGTCTGAGGTCTTGAATACGAGCCCCGCGGCTCTGCATTCGTGAAAAAATAATTCATTCATGGCTTTCAATATCTATAAAGTGACAATCACCGCATAATGCACAAGCACAATACTCGCCCAGTTCCTCTTTATCAAGGGCACAAACATTGCAACCACTTTCGTCACAAGTATCATTCTTAACTCTGAGAACCTTGCCTTCTACATTCAGAAGCGTACCTTCCTCGAAATCCTTGGCTATTTCGTCCGGTTCATTAATTACAATTACTTCTTTTGCCATAATTCTTTTGTTTAAAGTGTTTAAAATCTGTTTGCCTTATAATTTACCGCCCGAAGCGTGAAAACGTCCCAGAGCGGCTGATTTTGCCCTCATTCGTTATTTTTCGGGCTTCCAATCGATGCCCAGCCGCTGCAGAACTCCCTTCTCGTAGTATCTTGTCAGCGAATCCTTGGCTGGCTTGTTGTTCGGGTTCTTCTTCAAGTCTGCAAGGTTCTGCTGGATTACCCACCGGAACTTGCTGTCTTGGCTCTGCTGGCTCGCTGGCTGCTGATGCTTGGCTTGCTCGTAGAGCTCCCCGATGCTCGGTCTTGCTGTTGCCGCAGGATCCTGCGCCCTGGCTGCTGCCGATTGCGGCTGCTGGCTTGTGGCTGGCTCGTTGTTGAAGTTGCCTTCCAGCACCTTTGCGAAATTCTGCTCATTACCGAATATCCAATCAAACTTTCCGAGCCAGCCATGCTTATTATTGCCGTTCATGAAGTCAGATGCCATCGCAATGTCAATTACCCGGTACAGAGTTTTCACGTCTCCCTTGCATTGACGAACCCTTGCCTTGACCATCACCTTGCGGTTCTCAGTCATGAGCGTAATAGGCGGCATCGCACTCTTCGTCTCATCATGCTTGCGGTTCCAGTATTCCTTGACGGCAGCATAGTCTATCTTTTGAGATTTCGAAACCTTGCCGCCACCGGGTGCTTCGGTCTTGACCGATGCACTCATAATACCTTCTTTAGAAGGTTCTAATATATTTGTTTCTTTAGAAACATCATTATCATTATCATATTCATTATCATTATCATATTCATTATCATTATCATAAGGTATACGACTTTTTTCTTCGTATACGTTCGTATTCGATTGTATACGTTCGTATTCGGTCGTATCACTTCGTTCGGTCGTATCACTTCGTTCGGTCGTATCTTCCGCATGCTTTTTCTCCCACCGCTTTCTGATATTCTCACGGTTGCGTTCGCATTTCTTCTGATACTTGTCCGCATTGCGATCGATGTTGTCTTTGATAAATGAAAAAGCCATCCTTACAACTGGCTCTAGCTTGATTGTCTTTCCATCCCTTGCGTAGATGAAAAGTGCCCTAGTAAGCTGTCCGAGTTGCTCATCCGTAAGCCCCTCGATGATGGCGTAGTAAGAAGTGTATAAGATGAATGAATCGTTCATAATTTTATTCTGATAATGATAGTTTCTTCTCCAGCTTCCGTTTCAAGACTGTAGCCATGCGGATTTTGTTCCGCTGGCTTGTGTCGGTCGGTGCTGTCACTTCCCCACCTAGGGAAATATAATTCTCCAGTTGAGAAATTATATTCCGTAGGTCGGTTTTTGATATAGGAACAGCCATAAGCCCTGCCTTTACTTGATGAGTAGCCTTCTTGCTCCCTGCACCTGCTTGATGTAGGCAGCGCATTCCTCGGGATGGTCTGTCTGAAAAGCCTTGGCATCGAACTTCTCGCTTGCCTTCGGTGCTTTCCATGTTGCCAGCGTCTTGCCGTTTCCGTCCACGATGCTCTCTGCGTCCCCGAAGAACAGCTTCAAGTTGTCCTCGATTTCCTTCTGTCGGTTCTCGAGTGTCTTGCCCTTCTCCTTGATTTCCTTCAACTCGATGAGCATGTCCCCGATTTCGGCTGTGGCTTCAATCTCCTTTCCTGCCTTGTGCAGTGGCGACTTCAAAAGAACGTCTTGTGCGCTGTAGGCTGGTGGTTCTTGGTTGCCCACGATGTAGTCAAGCCAGAACTTGGTTATCTCGTCCCTCATCCATCCGAAGAACTCGGGGTCGAAATCGATGTCACGGTAGCCGAACTCCCTGCCTGCTGTCAGCCAGGCAAGTGCTCCATCCTTGTATTCTCCCACTCCGAGGTTCATCTGAAGCTGGCAGAACCAATGTTTCGGCAGGTCATCTGCATCTATCTGCATCTGCGTTGTCTTGCACTCGAGGATGCTCTTGCTCGCTTCGTTGTGTGTTGCTCCGGTTCTCCAGAAGGTGCGGTCAGGAGATACTCTCAGATAAGGAGTATCGGTGTTCGTGATGGTGTAGTCGTCCGTGCTCGCCTTGATGATGTGGCAGTGGCTCTCTCGCTTGAAGAACTGTGCCACGGCATCCTCCAGCAGGTGTCCTGCAACCATCGCAAAGTTCTCAACCTTTGGTGGGTCGATGCCCTTCTTGCGTCTCCATAACTGGTATGGGGTCTCCCATGGGTTCAAGCCAAGCACTGTGCCTGCCTCTGATGCACCAATTCCCTTTGAGCGGTTCTGTAACCACTCCTCTCTGCTTTTGTATTTAATTATCTGCTTCATTGTCTGAATGTTTTTATTTATCAAAAAAGAATTTTCTAGCTGCTGAAAGAACGACCGAGCGAAGGAATTCCTCCTTTTGCATTGTTTGACCAATTCCGCTTGCGAGGGAATTGGCTTTACCGTGGTAGGAAATATGTAAATCGTAACTTTGGTTTCCGTCTTCGTCTACATCTCCAGTCGGCTCTATTGCAACAAGCAGATAGTTTCTTTCTTCCTCGTCTTCCTCTGCCCATGCCTTGAAACCATCTGCGGTTCTGCTAAAGTACTTGTCGATGGTGCTCTTGTGTTCTGATTGTTTTTCTTTTTCTGCCATAATTTTTTACTGAATGTTTAATAGTTGCCGCAGGCTCCCTATAATCTGGTCAGGTTCCCACCCTGAAGGTTGCCCTGCGGCTAATTGGGAAACGCTATAACATTATAAACTAAACTACTTCTTCGCTGCTGTGCCAGTCTTGCCTTGGCTGCGGCTCATTGCCTTCTCTGCCTTCTTCTGTGCGCTCTCGGCTGCTGCCTGCGCCTGCTGTGCGATGGCTTCCTGCTGCTTTGGCTTTTTGAATGTCTCCTCCACTGTGGTCGTACCTTCCTTGATGGCGTTGTACACACCAGCCAGCTTCTGAATGTCCTCTGCCGTTACTTCCTCGGCTGATTTCTTGCCCAGGTATTCCAGCAGCATAAGGTCTGTTACCTGGTACACTTGGAAGCAGGCTATGCAGCTCTTCCACTGGCTCTGTACGCCAGTCTGCTTGATGTGCTCCAGTGCCTTTGCCTGCACTTCCTTCACCACGCTTGCAATCAATACCTGCGGCACGACCTTGCAGATTGCGTTACGCTGGGCAATCGCCACAGCTGCATTGCCGACTACCACCTGCATATCCTGCGAGAAGGTGTAGCCCTTCGATGTCAGAATGCTGCGCTTCACTTCTACAGAGTAAGCCACGTTGCTCTCGAGGTCGTGGCAGACGCCTTGTGCCGTGATGGTCTTGCCATCGTTTGCGATGATGCGACCAGCGATGCGCAGGTTCTTCCAGCATGCGGAAATGATTTCCGTGAACCTAACACTAGGACCCTCAATAACCGATACCTGACCATCCTTGCCCTTGCGCTCTAGATGATAGAAGCAGTTGTATGCTACATCATCGTCCATGGCTGCCAATGCTACCATATTCTGCTTGCACTGCATGATGTCTCGAGGGAACTTGTGCGCTGTGGCAATCTGTCCGTCAATCTCCGAGCGGTTGATAGCTTCCAGCATTTCGCCACCGCTTACTTGAATAATTTCATTTTCCATAATTCGTTCTTTTTATTGTTCGACTTATTGTTCATTAACTCTAGTGGAAGGCTGGGGATTCGAACCCCAGTTGACTGCCAAAACTTACCCCCCCTTGCCAGCTGCCGAGGGATGCCCTTCCGTTGCAGGGCGCACGCTGTCGTTTCCGCATATTGCATGGTAAAAACAACTAATTTTAGATAACCTTGAAAAATGAGTTTTGCGTGCACCCTTTGCCCTGCCGCTGCAGGGAACCATATAATAATTGTTTAACATTTTGTGGTCAAACCAGTTGAGCCATAAGGCTGTCGAGCCTGCTTTCCTCGAAGGCGTCCATCGGGTCTTGGTCTGCGTATTGGCTGGTCCTCCAGCCAGTCGTCCATCACATCCTGATAGTTGACGCAGCCCTCGATGGCTTCCTCCAGCCGCTCGCTGTCGTTGTTGTTATTCTTGTGCGAAACGACCGCTGTGTTCCCGGTTCTGTCGCACCAGACTGAAATGTCGCCTGCCTTGGTCTTGATGTCTACCCTTGCAACCGCTGGTCGCTGTGGATCACGGTCTAACTCCAGCCAAATGGCATCGTACATTGCCTCTTCGCATTGTTTGATAATTCTTGGTTCCATACGCTCTTACCGTCTGATTAAATAGTTAAAGAATGTCAGACGTGCGTCCGCAAGCGTCTGCTTGTTGAACTCGCTCATAGGGAGCACCGGAACTCCGTCCAGTGAAAGGCAAAGCATATTGTCGAACTCCCTTACCTGAATGCGTCTTTCCGCTTCCTTCATGGTTGCCAGTCGCTTGTTGTCCTTTCGCTCCTGCTCCCACTTGGCGGTAAGCTGCTTCGCTTTTTCGTAGGCATTCATCATAGGGCAATCCTCCAGACTTTTTTAATCTCGCTGCCCTCGAAAACCTTGCGGTTGTCGATTCTGCGGAACTTGACCTTAATCTTACCAGCCTGCAACCATCTGCGCAGGGTGTTTCGATGGATGCCCAGCACCTTGCAGGTCTCTGTCATGGTGTATCTGCCTGCGTCAGCTACCTTTGGTTCTTCGTTCGTCATAACTAAGCCCTCCAAAAAATTAAAGTTACTAATACGATGGCAACTGCCAGGCTTATTACTTCGTCACTTGTGATAATCTCGATAAACTTCTTCATACGCTCTGAATGTTTAAATGGTTCTACTTGATTATTTGCGCACGGCTGCACGTCTCTTCTTTGGTGTTATCAATCCAGCCTTGATGAGGATAACACGCACGTTCTGCTGGGTGCAACCAACACGCTGTGAAACTGCGAGCATTATTCTGCTGTCTGAGGTCTCGGCAGGTGCCTTTGCTCGGAAATCTGCAAACATCGCTATGATGTTCTTCTTTCTTTCGTCCTGCTGCTTCTGCAACGGTGTTCGAAAATCATAATTAAAATTTTCTCCCATTTTATTTGTATTTTAAATTATTTTCTTTATCTTTGCAAAAGAGTTTTTAAACTCATTGTGTAATTCGGTTGCAAAGATAGTTTAATTCAGTTTAATATGCAAGTAAAACACAATAAAACTGCATTATTTTAACTTGTTTTAATTCTATTGTAAACTATTTTACATTATTTTAAATTAATTCGATATGAATACAAATGAAGAAGTAATAAACAGAATTACAGAAATTAGAAAGAAGAATGGGCTATCCATCAACAAGTTGGCGGATAAATGTGGAGTAAATTCCGCAAACCTTTCGAGGTCTTTAGCAGGCAAAGCTTCATTGTCCGACCGTGTAATTTACAAAATCGCCCACGCTCTGAACGTCTCGGTTGACTGGCTGGAAAAAGGTATCGAACCGATGTTCTCCCCTACGGTCGCCAGTACTGCCGATGTCGGTGCAGGTATTACTGGTTCAAACGTCTCCCAGTCGCTTGGTAGTGATGCTGCCTTGGCTGCTGAGAATAAACTGCTGCGAGAACAGAATGAGTTCCTGCAAAGTCAAGTAAAAACGCTGCTTGCCATTGTCGGACAGAAATAATTTAGTAACTTTGCAAAATGAAAAAGAATGGTTAGTCAGAAAACAACAGATGATAGGGAGACGGACAGAAGAAAACTCTTGGCTGGGTATCTGTACGACTGCTCGAAAATGATGTACGGAAGCGTTGCTGTCGGTGGTCTGTCTCCTCTACTAACTGGTGACCCATTGCAGGCGGTTCATCAAGTCTGCTTGGTGTCGGGTGTGGCTTGTGGCGCATCACTTGCGTACCTTGCAAATTATATAATGAAATTTAAAAAATAAAGATTATGGATGCATTCTTGTTATTTAACGTGATGGCATTGGGAATGACCATTGCATTCGGCATTTTCTTGAAATCAAAGAAAGGTCAGAAGTGGTTGCGTGAACTTTAGTTCTCGCAGACAGGTATCAACTAAAATTCTAAGTAACGATGAAAGAGGAGGATTTCATAGAGCGGAAGGAGAAGGTTCTTCTTGCCGCTCTCGGTAAAAGTTGGCTATGGAAAGCCAGCAGGTTGATAATAGGCATCATCCCTCCAGTGGGTGCGTTTGTAATGCTGGTTCACTGCACTCTGCTCTCGTTCGGCATTCGGGCAAAACTCACAGAGTGGATATTTGACTGCTCGCTGTTCGGGTTCATCGCCTGGATCATTTGCAGTCTAGCCTATGGCTTCTGCTGGGTGCATCGAGCGTTCGCTACCTACGGAGTGCTGATTTCGTTTTGCATCGACTTCCAGCGTTCTTTCGGGTTCGGGGTTTTTCGCCAGCCGATGCACCTGCTGATGGTCGCCCTAGGGCTGCTGCTCTTCTTCGTCTTCATCAAGAAAAAGGCTTGGAATGAGTTCTACGAAAGAAATATTAATCATTTAAACGAAAAGTAATATGAAAAAGATAATAATGTTATTCGTGCTTGCGCTTGCGTGCGTGGGTGTGCGTTCGCAAACACTTTTATCTAGGAGTTATGACGTTTCTCCAGTTATTAGCTACACCGTTTTTGAGCCGCAAAAAGACACGGTGTATTACTGGCAGATAAACAATGTTAATTCAGCCAAGATGATTGAATCTTTCTATCTTAGGTTTCGTGGAAGAAACGAACTGCAAAGAACGCTCAAATTTCTTGTCTCACTTGAAGGTGAAGAAAAGGGTAGGACTTACAGGCTTGACGACACGATTGACGGGAACGAGGTAACAACTGGAAAGGTAGAAGGTTTCCTCTTTATCCCATCCGCAGAAGGTGTTACCATCGAAAACAAAAAAGGGTTTCTTCCATCCTCATCATTCTATACCTACAAAAGTCTAGCTGATGTTGCCAAAGGTGGCTTTGATGAAATTAAAAGAAAGAAACAACCTCGGCAATTCTTGTTTGAATGAAGTATCTTAGCGTTCTTCTCGCCTACGAGAAATACCTGCCAGTGCTCACCCCTTCCGAGGTGGATGGGCTGCTGACTTCTCGTCCAACGCTGGCTCAGTTGCAAGACTGGTCGCAAAGATTGAATAACCACCGGGCAAGGCTGGAAAGCGTTTTCAGTCGTGCCTATCAAAAACAGAAAGATTATGGAAGATAAAAATCTGATGTCCGCTGATGTGGATATAGTAGTTCGTTTCTTCTCTGCCATCGACCGCCTGAAGGCTGATGGTTGCATTGGCGGTCTGAAGACAATAACCGACCGGTATGGAATCAACCGCTGGAACATCATGTCCCTGCGTGAAAAGCCTACCGAGTACTACGGTCGCTTTCGTCCGTCTTGGGTTCAGTTCCTAGTCCGTGATTACCACATAAACCCATACTGGCTGCTCCTTGGCTCTGGTGAGTTCTATGCAACTGGTTTCACGTCCGAAATAGTGAAAAACCTGAATAAAAACTGCACAAGAAAAAAGCAGTCTGCATAAGTTTTTAGTTTTCAATCATTTAGAACATACGTTATGATTTTAAGTACGACTCCAACCATAGAAGGCCACCCTATCCGTGAATACCGTGGCGTAGTGACCGGCGAAACCATCATCGGTACCAACTTTGTAAAGGATTTCTTTGCCAGTGTCCGTGATGTAATTGGCGGCAGAAGCGGTTCTTACGAAAGCACACTCCGCGAGGCTAAGGATACAGCCCTCAGAGAGATGGCCGACCGTGCCGCATCC